ATTGCGGAACCGCCGTCGCCTGTTCGATTTCTTGCAATGCGGGCTTGGCGATCTTCCGCCTGATGAGGACATTTGCGACCCCATCAGGCGGATCGATCGTCTTCCCCACCCGGAATCCCTTCCAAGTCGTGAGGAGTTCCACTCGCATCAGGCGGGCAACCTTACGACGTTCCCCAGGTTCCGCTCGGTCGCAGTGACTGGCGTATCAGTCGCCCGCGACAACAGCGCGAACGCGGTGAGGAACGTGCCCGTGGAACCGTTGCCCGCAGTGGCGACAAGGTCGAAATAGCGTTTGCGTCCCCGCAAATCGACTTCGAACTTGAAACACTTGTTGTCATCGGTCGCCGTCGGCAAGGCCGCCGTGGTCCCCGCGATGCTGGCCGAGGTGCCGTACACCAGTCCGGTTACGTCGGCATAGCTGCCGTCCGTGTCGCTCTCCTGGAGCTTCAAGGCCGCCATGGCCACATCGGTCGCGCCAACGTACACGAACACTTCGAGGTATTCGTACCCGAGGGTATCGATGCTGGCCGTGGTGTAACTGGCGTTGTTGACGATCGCAGCCGGGGGCGTGATCGAAACGAATCGCGTGTTTTGTCCGTGAATCATGTGTGACTCTCCTTACGATCCGGGGGTCTTCAGCATGATCACCGGACCAGCCACCGAGGCAGTTCCCTTTTCATGCACGTTGATGTCAAAGCGCTCGGTGCCACGGATCGCGAGTTGATCAAACTCGAAGTAGCGGCTTCCATCCACGGCAATCGAAATGCCACGCCGCGAACCCATCGACGCCGCAAGGTCGAGATTGCCGAGGTAGGCGATCCCATCCGTCGAGGTCTGGGCCGTGGTCGTGGAGTTCATCACTTGGACGATCTCAACGGGAAAGCCCAAAAACTGCAGGGGAGCACCGCCAGCGATCTGGGCCACGGTGTTACCGCCAGCCGCTTCCGCCAATCTCAGCATCGAGTTGGCCCAACCGACGCGGGAGATGTACCACCGCGCCCCGTTGACCGCGTACTGAGGCAACCGCCCGACCATCGCCTCAAAGTCTTCGAGGTCGAGAGTGCTGAACGCGGTGTTGCCGGTAATGGCAGTCACTTCACTGCCATCGCCGAGGGCGTTCTTCAGGCCGACGATCCCACCGTAAGTGCTGGTCCCGTCACCGTTGAAAAGACACTCGTCCTCCTTGTCCGCGAAGGCGTAGGCGATTTCCTGCGCCAGATCGTCGGCAATCGAAATCACCGAGTCCTCGTTGAGTTCGCTGGAATACTTGGTCAAGACCGCCAGCTTGCGGGCCGTCAGACTGACCGTGTCCCAACCCTTGTCGCTGGCCGTGATTTCGGCATTCTCGCTGACGAAATACGCGGTCACGCCGGACTGACGACGGGGAACAATCAGGGTGTCGGACTGCATCGGACGAATCCGCAGCACCCGACGAGCGACCCCCCGCTCTTCCCGCAGATCGATGATCGCGGTTTCCATCTGCTCGGGCACGAGGAACCCGCCGAGGTTATTCGACGTGGTCTGCAGAGCCCGGGTCTCGATGCCATTGTCCGCACACCACTGGGCCGCACGCTGGTCACCTCCGAGGATCGCCAGACACCATTGCCCGGCCGCATAGGCGTTGTCCTGCGCATTGGCACCACGGAAGGAACGCAACGCACCGAAGCGCCGCAGCGTGCGGACTTCGGTCTTCGGAGCGGGAGCCACGATCCCGGGTGCGGGAGTGGGAGCACTCCGCCGCCCCTCACTGGCCGCAAGCGCGGCTTTCTCCTGGATCAGCTTTGTAAACCGGGCTTCCTCAGCCCCAGCCTTGGACGCCTCTTCCAAGAGGCCTTCGTACTTGCGGGTCTCATCGTCAGTGAGGGGACGACTCTTGCCGCCCTCGCCACCGGTCGCCGCCGCCAGCAACACCCCCTCCGCTTCAGCCAGTTTGGCCGAACGCAATTCGCGGGCCTGATCAGCCAGCTTTTGCAGATCCATAATTGTCGTCTCCGTTTTGGCCGACGACCACCAGATAACACATCAGGCGTGAACCGTCGGCAAGTGCGAACACCTGCTGACAATCCACGCCTGCAACGGCAATTGCGGATGTCTCGCGGAATCAACACCATGCCAACGGGCTGGGAAGTTTCTTCCGGCAGCATCAATCTGTGTTAAATCGTACTGACTTGCAGTCGACTGTCAATACGTCTTCAGCTTGGCCAACTGGATTTTTCGTTGTGCCAAATCGAACGGCATCCCCTGCAGGGCCTTGGCCTTGGCCAGCGAACGAAGCGCCATCTCGGTGGCCTGATAGGCCGGGTACGTGACGGCGGACACGTCGAACAACTCGACGTTGTGGAGTTCGCGGATCTGCCGTTCGCCCTCCTGTCGCCAGACGTCGCTCTTGGTCGTGAAGCCAAAACTCATCTGGTCCATGTCCCCCCGGCGGATCTTTGGCACCAAGGCCTGCACGTCCGGGTCGCTCATGTCCAAGTCCGCCTCCATCCGCAGCCCCCGTTGATCCTCAGCGAGCCGCAGCGTGCCTGACTTGGTACGGGCCAGCGGGGTGCCCTCGTGGTTGACCAACAGCCGCACATCGGCACCGCTCGCCAGCGTCCGGGTAAACGCCCCGGGCCGGATGATCTCGACGAACCCGCCCAGGTCCTGCGACAGCGAATTAAAGACGGCCGCATAGCCCCGAAGGGTGATCTTCCCGTCCGCCTCAGACCGCAATTCGATCTCCGCGCACGCTCTGTACTCTCGGTCCATTATCGCACCACCTCCCGGGCAAACTCGGTCGCCCTCCGTGCATCCCATCGGGACACAACCGATTCAACGCTTTCCGCCAGCCGCTCCGCCGACACCTCGCACGCCGTCAACAGGGCCTGGCGGGACTGCTCGACGTGACGGGCCACGATGTCGGCCGGGTCGAGAGACTGCCCCAGGTGTAACCCGAGGGCTCGCACCGTCGGGCTAATCGCTTGTTCGAGGGTCACCGCATGCTCCTGGTAGAACGCATCCAGCCACCCGAGAAACTCGCGGGGCTTGTTCGCTGCACGGGTCGCCGCGTTCCTCTCTTTGCTCAGCAGCCGGGTGAGGTCGTTCTCCAGAATCGACCGCAGCGCATCTCCGAGGTCTGGAGAATCGTCCTCCTCCGCCTGTGCCACGCTCGTCTGTCCGACGCTCGGGGTCGGGGTGGCTTGCATGGCCGTCGTCAGTGGGACCATGTTCCCATTGATTAGGTAGGCGTCACCGTCTTCGGTCGGAATCGGATTCATCCCTTCGCGGTCCCTGATCTCGTTTGCGCTCATCCATCCGTTCTGCCGGGCCACCGCGTAGGCATCATACCGGCTCTTGAGGTCGGCAAGCGATAGATCATCAAGGTCAAGCTCGGTGAAGTAGGTGGGTTTCTCGCTGGGGCTGAACAGCTTGCGGTGGGCTTCCTGCTGCATTGCCACGGCAAGGGGTCTGATCGTGTAGGTCTTGTACTCAATGCTCTGGTGTTCGATGTTGCCGAATGTCGCCCGCGACAAGTCCCGCAGAAGGTGGGGCGGGATGTTGAACCACCTCGCGACTTCGGCGATTTGGAATTGCCGTTGCTCCAGCAACTGGGCGTCCACCGCCGACATTTGCATGGCCTGGAATTCCATGCCCTCTTGGAGAACGGCAATGCGTCCCGCCTTGTCAGCCCCCCGATGCATCGCGTCCCACTCGTCGCGGATGTTCCTCCGGGCGTCGGTCGTCAGTTTGCCGGGATGCTTAAGGATGCCACCGGGGCGGGCTCCGTTCGCAAAGCTGCTGCCGCTGTATTGTTCCATCCCCAGCGTGAGGCCGAAACTGTCCCGGGCTCGCTGGACAAGCCCCTTGCCGACAATGCCATCCGCCGCCATCAGGGGGACGTGATAAACATCAATCGGATCGAGGCGGACAGGATTCAACCCGTGTTCGTCGGTCACCTCGTAATAGATGCGCTTCGTGGCATCCCGCTTCATCGCCACGCGGGCCGGGTGAATCCACCACAACGAGACAGGCCGCCCGCCCCGGTTGCGTTCGATCTCCGCGACCATGTTCCCGTGGAGATAAAAGCTGGTCATCATGGCAATCCGCCATGAAAACGCCGTCATTTCCGCGTTTGGCTCTTGGTCGAGTAGCAGCCGCAACGGGTGGTCGTATCGCTCAATATTGGCCTCGTCCTGCCGCTCGTAGACCTCCCACTCCAATTGGGCGATGGTTTCCGCGATGACGCGAACAGCAGCATAGACAGCCGAGATTGTCATTGCCGAAGTCTCGGTGATCGCCACGCCGCTTGAACTCCGAGGCATCAAGGCGTCTGCCACCTGCTGCGACATGCCACGGGCCTCCGGCGCGATCCAATTCGCCAGACCCCGCCGAATCCCTGCAATGATGCTCACAGTGACAGACTCCCTTTCGTGTCGTACACACTGCCCACCTCGTCCGCAACCATCGCGGTCCCCATCGCCATGATCGTAGCAACGATGCCGTCGATCTTGTCCGCTGATCTGGACTTGCTAGGCCGGATATTATCGCTCTTGTCCCGCTCCGCCGCTACGTTTCCCGCCATCCAGCGAAGCACCGGGTCGCCGTCATGGTGTAGGGTCTGGTTTGCAATCCTCCGCTCGAACTCCTTCGAGGGGGCCGCGAATGATCCGATGGTCTGGCGGAATTCCTTCAGCCGATCCGCTGGGAACCCGGCCGCCGCGAGTTGCTGGGCCATCGCTCGTGCCGGTCCCCAGGGGTCGTAGGCAAGACACTGCAGGTCAAACCGCTCGGCCACCTCACACAGTTCCGCACAGATCACCCCGTAGTCTGCCACGTTCCCGTCGGTCTGCGTGATCAGTCCTTGGGACGCCCACCGTTTGGCCTGTGCTCTGTCTTGCTTTCCCCGGATATCCGCGACTTCCTCCGGCATCCAATAGCGGCACTTCACGAAGTAATCACCATCGCGCTTGAACACCATCGAGAGGGCGTTGATGTCGCGCGTTGACGCCAAGTCCAACCCACACCACACCGGTTCGCCCGAGAACTCCGAGAGGTCGAAGTCTGTTCGGCACTGGTCCCAGTGGTGCATCTGAATCCAGCGGACTGCCTGCTCGGTCCACTGGTTTAGGTACAGGTTCCGGAAGACGTTTTCCGCTGCCGGGTTATTCCGGGCTGCCGTGCATTCGTCCCGCAGAAAGTCCAGAGACACAGAGACGCCCAAATTCGGGTTGGCCTTGCGCCAGACTTCCTCGCTTGTCCAATCGTCGGCGGGGTCGGCACCGTAGATCACACCGTAGAACGTAGGGTCGGAGTCCGGGTCGGCAATCGCCGTCGCTGCTCGTTGGTGCATCTCCCAGCAGATTGACGACCGGTCATGTCCTGCCGTTGTGATCGCCACCACCAGAGGGTTAGCGCGGGCTCCGCGCCCCGACAACATCGCGTCCCATAGTTGGCGGTTGGGCTGTGTGTGCAACTCGTCGAAGATGATCCCGTGGGGCGACTTACCATGAGCGCTGTACGCTTCCGCCGAGGTCGCCGCATACCATCCGCCGCGACGGTTGCCCCGGATCTCGTATTGCCTCAGATCCGCTTCCGCCTGGAGTGTCGGCGTTCCCGCAGTGATCATCTCGCGGGCTGCTCGA